GTGGGTTTTTTATGGTAAGAACTGGAACTTCTTGGAAAGCAAAATATACTAACTTAAATACAGGAGCTACATTTACAACTACATTTACGAATAACGTATTTAGAGATGTTTTAAGAGTATATTCTCCTTATGTAGCAGATGGAAACAAACTTGAAATTTTAGATGGCTCTAACGCTGTTTTATGGACTGGATATTTTAAGCCAAATTTAAATTGTAGATATACACCTGTTGTTTGTGACTTTGTAAACAAATATGGCTGTTGGCAAAGAACTTGGTTTTATGCTGCTTCAAATGATTCGTTAAACGTTGAAAACACGAATTACAATTTAATGCAGTCAACTTTTCCCAACTACAATACTTTAGAAGGACAAACAAAGAGCTTTAATACAAACGGTAAAAAATCAATTAAAGTAAACACGGACTGGGTAGATGAAAGCTACAACGACTTACTGAAGCAACTAATGCTAAGCGAAAGAATAGTATTAAATAATTATCCAGCTCAGTTAAAAACACAAAGCACTGAGTTATTCAAGAATATAAACCAAAAGACAATAAACTATCAGTTAGAGTTTGAATTTGCTTATAATGTAATTAATAACGTAATATGAAGCGTTTAGTAAAGATATTTATAGAAGGTATTGAATTAGATTTATTTAATGACGAAACAATTCAAGTAACGTCAAGCGTTCAAAACATTTCAGATATATCAAAAGTATTTACTGACTTTTCACAAAGTTTTACCGTTCCAGCAACTACACACAACAACCAAATATTTCAGCATTTTTATCAATCTGATGTAAACTCTACTATTGATCAAAATTTACGTAGAGATGCTTTTATTGAAATTGATTTAACTTCATTTAGACGAGGTAAAATTCAGTTAGAAAAAGCCAACATAAAAAACAACCAAGTAGACAGTTATACAATTACGTTTTATGGTGACATACTAAGTTTGAAAGATAAATTTGGAGAAGATAAATTATTTGATTTAGATTATTCAACTATTGCATTTGAATTTAACCCTACTGAAGTCTATAATAGAATAACGGATTTAACAACTGATTATGATGTTCGTTATCCATTAATAACAAGTGAAAGATTCTGGCAGTATCATGTAGGGAGTGAAGATATTACAAGTACGGCTCATGCTATTCGTTCAGATGAATTATTTCCAGCAGTTAAAATATCTAAAATATTTGATTTTATTTCTGTTAAATATCAGGTTAGATTTGAAGGTGCATTTCTTCAAACTAAACTATTCACTGACTGTTTTCTTTGGTTTAAAAACACGAATACGTTTAGTTATTTAACTGAAGCTTTTCAAGGAACTTTTAATTCAATTATAACTACTGTTTCTCCAGACCCAAATATAGACCCTTCTTTATTTGTAAATATTCCAAACAGTTCAATTCTTTTATTATATAACACAAATAATGTTTTATTTCATACGATTTCCTTTAGTGCTCAATCATTAAGTGCAACTGCAAATTATTTTATTGAGGTATATCAAAATGGGAATTTATATACAGTATTAGATGGAAACAACACTAATACATTAAGTCAAGTAGTAATTTCAAATACGTCTGGATTAAATTCATTAATCACATTTAAAGTAAAAGCAAACACAACAGTAGATATTGATTTTAATGTGACTTATTCAATTACTAAAAATGATTATCAAGTTGCATATACTGAAATATTGTGTAATACAATTTATATCGCTGGAAATGTAAACTTTAACAATTTAGTTCCGGACATTAAAGTTCAGGATTTCTTCGCTGGAATTTTAAAGCAATTTAATATGACTTGCGTAGGTATAGAGCCCGACACTTATGAAATATTGCCGTTAGATGAATGGTATAGTAAAGGAGCAATTGTAGATATTACACAATACACAAACACGGACTCAATAGATATTGAAAGATTAAAACTTTACAAAAAAATAAGTTTCAAATATCAGGATTCAGAAAGTTTTGTTAATCAAAATTACTTTAAAACATATAGTCAAAAATACGGAAACTTAGAATATAAGTTTAATTATGATGGGGATGAATACACAATAGAAACTCCATTTGAAAATTTATTATTTACAAGAGCAGTTGATAATGGTGGGAGTGAAGCAATATTAGGTTACTGTTTAAATACTTCTTATAATTCTTATATACCTAAGCCTTGTTTGTTTTATTTGTATGGAGAAAGTGATGTGTTAGACCATAATATAAAATTTAAAAACACAACAGGACATTTGAATATTTCTACTTATGCTTTATTTGGTCAAGATTTAACTTACAATAACACAAAATATAGTTTGAACTTTGGAGTTGAAAATTCAATTATACATTTAGAAGCAATTCAAAATGGATTGTACGCTACATATTATTTTCCTTATTTAAATAATTTATTCAATCTTAAAAACAGATTAGTTTATGTAAAGACGATACTTCCAGTTAGCCTATTAACTAATTTAAAACTGAATGACAGACTTATTATAAGAGATAAGAGATATATTATTAATGATATGAAATCTAATCTTACAAATGGAGAAGTGGATTTTAGTTTGTATTTAGATTTCAGACCTGTTTTAGGCAATGTAGTAGACGAAAAGACGAATGAAGCACAATGTATTAATTACAATATTAATTTACCTAACGGAGCATATCGTGGCGATTTGTCAAGTGATTTAGATAGCGTTACATTTAGTCAAGGAACAATAACTCAAGACACAAACGTAGAGATATGTATTCCAGCAAATGAAACTGGAGAACAGCGAACTATTATCATTACGATAGTATTTACGTTCAATGATGGAACACAAATAACAAGTTACATATATATAATACAAGAAGCATGATAGGATTGATTTTAGAGCTTTTAAAAACAAGTGATTTTTACAATGTTAGTGAGGTGGTAGATATTGCTAAAGGAAAGTACGAATACACGGATAAAGTAAAAAAGATTTATAAACAACAACTTAGAATGAAATGGCGGAAATAAGAACGGTCGAATTAAATGTAGAAACAAACAGCCAAGACGCTGCTTCTGAATTTAAAAGGTTACACGATGAGATTGCTTTAGCTCAACAAGAGTTAGACGCATTAACTCAAGAATTAGGAGCAAGTAATCAGGCTACTGTTCAAGCTCAACAAAAGGTTAATGACTTACGTGGTGCATACGAACAGTTAAACCAAACTGTAACAGACGTAAATGGAACATTTGCTCAAGTATATGGAGAAACTTTACAACCATTAACGACAAGATTAGGAGAAGCTGAAGACCGTTTATATGAGTTAGCTTTAGCTGGCAAACAAAATACTCAGGAGTACAAAGATTTGATGGCTGCTGCTCAGGGATATTTGCGTACACAACAACAAGTAGATTTACAAGTTGAAGCTGGTTCTATGCCTATGGCTCAAAAATTAACTACTGGTATTAGCGGTATTGCTGGGGCAGCAAGTGCAGCAGAAGGTGCAATCGCTTTATTTGGTGTTGAAAGTCAAGCAGTTCAAGAAACATTATTAAAATTAAATGCTTTACTTGCAATTACTGGTGGTATGCAAGCCATTAAAGAGGCTATTCCTATTTGGGAAAATTTTGGTAGTTCTGTTTCAAATGGATTTGCTAAAATGACTACGGCTTCAAAAGTTTTTATGGTTACTGGAGTTGGTTTATTAATTACTGGTTTAGGTTTATTAGCATCAAATTGGGATAAAGTAAAAAGTGCTTTATCTGGTACTACTGTTGCTCAAAAATTAAATAATCAAGCAAATTTGCAAGCCATAAGTTCAATATCTGCTGAATTAAACGCTGCAAATAAATTACAAAAACAATTAAAAGACGAAACATTAACTCGTAAAGAAAAAGTACAAAAAATTAAAGAATTTCAAGCTGCATATCCTGGTTTATTGCAAAACATGAATTTGGAAACAATGAGTATTGACCAAATTAATGAGCAATTAACTAAAAATATTCAATTATTAAAATTACAAGCGAGACAAAAAGCAATACAATCTTTAAGGGAAGAAACATATAAACAAATATTAGAATCTGAAATTAATTTACAAACAGGAAAAGCAAAAGAAGAATTTCAAATGTTTGGTGTTGATATTGGGGGAATAGCATTAGGTTCAGAAGCTACAAACGGATTAATTGAATTTGTAACGGCAAGCGAAGCGGCAGGAATAGAAACAAATAAGGTAACAGGAGAATTAAATAAAAATATTACAGCCCTTGATAAATTAGATAAAGCAAATGAAAAAGAAATGTTGGCACTTCAAAAAAAGGGTGCTCAGTCAAGAGATAATATTAAAGATTATTCTCAAATGGCTACCACAACAAGCAATTATACTGAAACTGTAAATAAAAATGCAGAAGCATTAGAAAAATTACGAGAATTAAGACAAAGATTATCTGAAGCAGAAAAAGAATATTTAACAAGTTTATTAAGTCAAGAAGACCAAGAAAAACAAGCTGTAAGAGAAAAATATGAAGCATTAATTCGTGAAGCTGATAAATATAATGAAAATTCTTTATTGTTACGTGAGGCTTTAGACAAAGGACTTGCTGATATTGATAAAAAATATCGTGACCAAGAAAAAGAAGAAAAGAAAAAGATAGAAGAAGAAGAAGCTAAAAAACGTGAGGAAAGAATTAAGGCAGCAGAAGACGAACAAGAAGCTTTAAATAAACAATGGTTAGACGGGATTAATTATAGGCAAGAAGCTGAATTATTAATGGCTGTTGACCAAGAAAGAGAATTATTAGAAAGTAGATTTGCGTTTCAAAAAGAACTTGACAAATTAAATGAATTACAAATGCAAGGTGCATTTAATAGTCAAGAAGAATACAATGAAGCACTACTTAATTTAGAAAAAAAATACCAAGAAAAAGATAAAGACATAAAAGATAAGTATGATAAATCAGAATTACAAAAGAAAAAAGATAAAGCATTTCAAATAGCACAATTTACTTCTGATGCATTAAATTTAGTTGCAAGTATAGCAGAAGAAAACGCTGGTAAAGATTTAAAACGTCAAAAACAAGCATTTAATATTAGAAAGGCTGCTAACTTAGCTCAAGCAAGTATAGACGGAACTAAGGCAGTATTAAGTGCTTTTGCTGATACTCCAGGTGGAATTGTATTTCAAACTATTGCTGCCACAATTGCTGGAGGATTTGCTGCTTTAAAAATAGCACAAATTGCTAAGTCTAAATTTGAAGGTGGTGGCGGTGGAAATGATTTAACACAAGTTCCTTCAGCTCCTACTTCAATGGTCGCACAATTTAACACAGTGGGTTCAAGTGGAATAAACCAATTAGCACAGTTACAACAGCAACCAGTACAGGCGTATGTAGTAAGTGGTGAAGTTACTTCTGCCCAAGCCTTAGATAGAAATCGAGTACAAAACGCAACGTTATAAGTTAATGAATTATGGAAAAGTTTGAGATTATAGAATTACTGATTGACGATAATAAAATCGAAAGTGGAATCAATGCTGTTTCAGTTGTTGAAAGTCCAGCGATAGAAGAAAACTTTGTAGCCTTAAAAAAACACGAAGTAGAACTTAAAGAAGTAGACACAGAGAAACGTATTCTAATGGGTGCTGCTTTAATTCCTAACAAACAAATCTATCGTAAGAATAAAGATAAAGAGTTTTACATTTATTTTAGTGAGGACACAGTACGCAAAGCATCGGAGTTATTCTTAATGAGAGCCAACCAAAACAACGCAACCTTAGAACACGAAAAGAAAATGTTAGAAGGAATGTCAGTTGTAGAAAGCTGGATCATTGAAGACGAGAAATTGGATAAATCAGTTAAATACGGTTTTAGCTTACCAAAAGGAACTTGGATGATTTCTATGAAAGTAAACAACGATGAGATTTGGAATAAGGTAAAAGCGGGTGAAGTTAAAGGATTTTCTATTGAAGGTTATTTTGTGGACAAATACGAAATGAGCCTACAAGAAAACGAAGACGAAATAATGATTGAAAAAATTAAAGACTTAATTAATAAATATGAAAAAGGTGAATAACATTTTAAAAATGATTTCTAAAATGGAATCAAACGCTAACGAAGTAAAGTTAGGAAAACACGAAGTTGAATTAGCTTTAGTTGATGAAATAAAAAGTGCAAGTGATTCAGTTAAAAAACAATATGATATAGTTTTTCAAAAAGCAATGACCTCTTTATCAAATATTAATGAAGGTGTAAAACTTGGAAATAAAGCTTTTTTTGAAGCTCAGAAATTTTACCAACAAGGTTTAAAAATAGAACAACAAGCTAAAGATTTAGGTGTACAAATGCCAAATGATTTTTTAAACGCTATGAAAATATTATATCAATATTCAAACTTAGAAGGCGAACAAATTATTAAAGATTTAATACAAGCTCAAAAAGCACTTAGTTAAAATAAATAAATATGAAAACAGAAAGTAAAGTAAGTCCACGAGGTGGCAAAAGAGGTTGTCTATGTAAAGACGGAACATACTCAAAGAAATGTTGTGATGGTAGCTTAGAAGCTCAAGGAATAGGCAAAACAGCTGGTACAGGAACTGACGTAGTAAATGTAACAGAAAACAACGGAGTAAGAACTATCGTTCGTCAAAACAACTAAAAAAGGAACAAGTTAAAAATCAAAAGTTATAACCATATAAAATAAGATTAACATGAATACACAAAAAGCAGTTTACGAAAAACTATTTAAAGCTGATAAAACTGAGTTAGCAAAACACGAAGTTAATTTAGCATTATTACAAGATTTACAAACGTATGTTAAAGGCACACGCACAGTTACAGCTAATTATGCTAAATATAAAGCGTTAATTGAAAAAAATGTGGCTGCAATGAAACAAGCTGTTGAAAGCTTAAGAGTAAACAAAGATTATGGTAAAAAAACATTAGCAAGTGCACAAAAATTTAAAGCACAATTTGATAAATTATCAAAAGAACTTGGTGTAAATTTAACTGGTTCGGAAGCTGACAAATTAATATCTGAATTATTTATGTTAGCTGAAGATACTGATGGTATTATTGAAGATGCTTTAGCAAGTTTAAACGCACTTAAATAAAAAGATAAACAATCTTAATTTAAAATAAAAATGAAAAATAGCCTAATAAACCAAATCAAAACTTTGCTCGGTATGGAAGTAAACCTTGAGCAAATGAAATTAGCTGACGGTGTAACAGTTTTAGAAGCTGATGTATTCGAAGGTGGAAACGAAATCTTTATCGTAACAGAAGACGAACAAAAAATACCTGTCCCAGTTGGAGAGTACGAATTAGAAGACGGACGTATTTTGGTAGTAGTAGAAGAAGGAATCATTGCTGAAGTGAAAGAGAAAGAAGTAGAGGAAGAAGAAGTAGAAGAAGCTCCTGAAGCAGAAGTAGAAGTAGAAGTAGAAACTGAGAAGAAAGAAGAAATGGAAACTTCAAAAACAGCTCCTAAGAAAACTATTGAATCAGTAGTTAAAGAAACTTTCTTTTCTGAAATCGAAAAACTACAAGCTGAGAACGAAACTTTAAAAGCTGAATTAAGCAAATTGAAAGAAGAAAAAGAAGTAGAACTTTCAGAAGTTAAACCAATTTCTTTCAACCCAGAAAACGAAAACAAAGTTGAATCTATTAAAATTGCGTCAAGAAGACCAAGAACTATTATGGATTCAGTATTAGAAAGACTAAACAAGTAATAATTAATTTTTTAAATAACAAAAAATGCCAACAACAACTTCAATTACAACTACTTACGCTGGTGAATTTTCAGGTAAGTACATTGCAGCAGCTTTATTGTCTGCTCCAACTTTAGAAAAAGGTGGTATGACTATCATGCCAAACGTGAAGTACAAACAAGTAATCAAAAGAGTAGCTACTGATGATATCATCAAAAACGCAACTTGTGACTACGATCCTACTTCAACAATTACATTGACTGAAAGAGTTCTTCAACCAGAATCTTTCCAAGTTAACTTGACTTTGTGTAAATCAGATTTCCGTTCAGATTGGGATGCTATCCAAATGGGTTATTCTGCATTTGACGTATTACCTAAGTCTTTTGCTGATTTCTTAATCGCACACGCTGCTGAGAAAGTAGCTGCTGGAATGGAAACTTCTATCTGGCAAGGTGTTAACGCAACTGCTGGTCAGTTCGCTGGTATCATGACACAATTAACTACTGATGCTTCTTTACCTTCTGCTCAAGAGGTTGCTGGTACTACTGTAACAGCTGCTAACGTAATCACTG